ATGATCACCATATGGGAACGCTGCGCATTCTTCTATGACCTCCTCAGCAAATTTTTGTTGAGGACTCCATATCATACCAGATTCGAACAGAGGTGCAACAGCATTTACACGAGCGTGCTTGTCGTTTCCTTTTGACGGTGTGAAGTTCACTACAGGTATATCCATTTTTCTAAGTTCGTATGTTAGAGGTAGACCTGATGCTTTTGCCTCAATAATTACAGACTCAGGTTTCCAATAATCGTATTGTTCAAGGGCCAATCTACGTAATTCAGGGAACTCGTATCTACCTTTGATGGCATCTAAAAGTATGAGATTAGCCCCACTATCTTCGTCAGGATAGAATATACCCCAAGTCGTTATAGCACTGTAGTCTGCTGTTTCTTTTTTAAGAAACGCTGTATCGTAAGATTGTATGACGTGCTGTAGTTTTGGTATCTCGTCACTTGTGTAAGTTCTCCACCACTCACGTTTTAAGATTGCTCCTTCTTCTGCTGTTGGATTCTGCATCCATTGTGCGTTCCATTTAGCAACAGGCAGTGTTGCTTGTACCTTCTCAAGTTCGTCTAACTTCCAATACTCAGGCCACACTGGTTTTGGTTCTGATCCGTGATCCATGATTGCTGGAAATTCGATAACGTGCCATTGATCAGCTTTTGCTTCTGTTTGGTTCTTGATCAACATACCTGTTAAATCTTTTTGACTCCAACGAGTCATGACTAAAACTATTTTACCACCTGGTTGTAAACGCTGACGTGGACCTGATGTATACCATTCATAGGCTGACTCTAGCGCGGTCTTGGACATTGCGTCTTGCTCTGAGTGTGGATCATCTATAATCAATAGATCTGCACCACGACCCGTGATCGCACCACCAACACCAGCTGCAAAATATTCACCACCTTGTGATGTCTCCCAACGTCCTGCTGCTTTACTGTCTTCTTGTAATCTTGTTTTAAAAATTTTTGTATAATCTGTAGAGTCAATTAAGTTCTTTGCTTTACGGCCAAATCTTATTGCTAGTTCTGCCGTGTGCGTTGCTTGAATAATCTTGAGCTTTGGATCACGGCCCACCATCCATGCTGGCAGAAGATAAGATGCAAATTCTGATTTTGTATGCCTAGGCGGCATATTAATAATTAGACGGTTTATTTCACCCGTAGCTAATTTATTAAATTTATCTGCAATGTGTCTGTGGTGGGACCCCTCTACAAAATCTGGCCACACACATTTTACAAAAGATAGAAAATCTAGTTTAGCCTTATTCTGTATCTTTTTTTCTGCATGTAACACTTGAAGTTGTCTAAAGGTCTTCCTGACATCTGCAGGTAATTTTTCTATATTTACCTTATTCAAGTCCATGGTACCAATAAGTTTTTATTATACACGAATGTGTAAATCATGCAATACAACCTGTAGTAGTGGGACCCCTTTTGCAAAAAAGGGGGGCTCCCCCTTGTTTATTATTAGTAATTTAAGATTTAATTGGGACCCCTGGGCGCGCTAGCGCCCAGGGTAGAAAGGTTAGGCTGCCCAATGGTTGACAGCTTTTGCCTTGATCAAGATTGCAGGTCCAACAACAAAGTCATCATGACCAAATAGATATTTATCCTTGGTAAATGTTGCACGCCAAATTGCTGTTGCCTCAGGGTTCAATGGTAGATTAATTAACTTACCTTCTTCATTA